TTGAAAGTTCAAATGCTTCTGGTGTAGCAATCAAAATGCTATATTCTCACTTAGAATTAAAAGCAGCTAAGACGCAAACTTATTTTGAACACGCAATTAACGAGCTTGTCCGTGCGATTATGCGATATCTCAACTTTTCAGATGCTGACAAGCGTCATATATCACAACATTGGACGAGAACTAAGGTAGAGGATAGCTTAACTAAGGCTCAGATCGTCTCTACAGTAGCCAATTACAGTTCAAAAGAGGCAGTTGCTAAAGCAAATCCTATTGTTGATGATTGGCAACAAGAACTGAAAGACTTAGCCAAAGATAGACAAGAAAATGATCCCTATGCTGAAGATTTAAACGGCACAGGCGTACAAAACAACAATGAAGAGTAGTGAATACTGGAAAAAACGTGCTTTATTTGCTAAAAAAAAGCAACTAGAAGCGTCAGCAGACTATGAAGCTGCTATGCAGTCACGCCTAAGAAAGTTAGAGCATGATATCGAAAAAGAGGCGTTAGGATACTTACAAAGATATGCTAATGAGAACCATGTAGGGCTTAAACAGGCTGCTAGCGTCTTGGGTAATATCAACTCAACTAAGTGGTCTATGACCCTAGAAGAGTTTGAAAGAAAAGCCAAAGCTGGTGGCTATGAGAAAGAATTAAATGCTGAATACTACAAGAGTCGCATATTTAGACTTCAACAATTACATGAACAGATGGTTGAGTTTTCTAAAAAGTACGGCATGGCTGAACAATTGCGAATGCAAACAGGCTTAGCTAAACAGTATCAGAACAGTTACTATTTAGATGCTTACAACAAGTATTGTGCTACTGGTCAATTAGATATCAAACTAAATCACTTTAACGAACAGCAACTAGAAAACATTGTTTATCGACCTTGGAAAGGTAGTGATTTCAGTAAGCGTATTTGGAAAGAATACACGGAAGTCCTACCTGATGAGTTAACCGATGCACTTTTAAGAGGTACTTTGTTTGGTTACTCTCCAAGCAAAGTCGTTAGAATGATGCGAGACAGATTCCAAAAAGTTTCCGAAAGAGATTTACATAGACTAGTTATCACTGAGATGGGGCATACTGCAGAAGAAGCTACAGCTCAGTTTTATAAAGACAGTGATATTGAACAGTATCAGTATTTAGCAACATTAGAAAGTCATACTTGTGACCAATGCGCCCACTTAGATGAGCGCATTTTTAATGTCAAAGATAAAAGAGAAGGAATTAATTATCCGTTAATTCATCCCTATTGTAGATGTACCACAGTTCCATATGACAAAAACTTGCCAGATATTGAAACACGTTGGAGTCGTGATCCTGAAACTGGTAAAGGGCATTATGTATATCGCAATGCGTTGAGCTATAGAGACTGGAAAAAGATTAGTAATGTTAAAATTCTTAGTCTAAATATGTTGCCTAGTCTTAATGCTCCAAGAAAGAACAAATTTGTACCCAAGACTTTGAAACATATTCATGATGTTAGTATTTCTGATTACATTGAGCAAAGATGGGCAGAAAGGCCAACATCAATGCCGCCAACTGCTGAAACAAGAAAAGCAGTAAAAGATAATATTACAAAGCAACTGAATAAAATAGCAGAACTTAGTTCATTACCAACTGTTGATGTTCGAATGAGAGTTAAAGCTGAAAATTTAGAGAGTGTTTTAAATAATGGATTTAAAAATCAATTTGAAACTAATACTAGTGGTGGAACGCTAAATACTTCATATAGAAAAGAAGCTACTGAGAAATTATTTAATATCCCTAAAAAAGACGTTGATAAATTCAAACCATCAGACTTTGAAAAGTATGGTTATCTATGGGATCACAGAGAAAATGAGCCAATAGACAACGCATTAAACCAATACGGTGATGTTATTATAGTTTTTAAAAAGGACATCAAAACTAAAACTACTTACTTTCATGGAGATAGCTTAGGTATTAAAGGGTCATTAAATCAAAGCTTAAACAGGACAGCAAAAATAGGTGAGCCTAACCCTTCATATCTAAGAAACTTGTGGCGTTTTGATGCTGACGATGGTTCTAGAATGAAGCAAAAAGTTTGGAATGATCCATCACGCAAGTTGAGTAAGGATTATACTAGTATTAACCAGTTCATTAAAAATAAAGCTAAGGATTATACCGAAGCTCAAATACATGGTAAATTAACAGTAGATAGCATTGACTATCTTGAAATACCAAAAGACAAGTTAACTAATTCACTAGTGAAGAAATTGAAAGAATCAAATATAAAATATAAAGTACGAGGTGACAGCAATGATTAAGGTTTTAGCTAAAAATAAAGAACAATATATCATTGCAATTGATTACCGTTTATATTTCGTAGACAAAAACAATAACGTATATTCAATTAGTTCAATAAAATCTAGCCTTAGACTTGATAATTTTAAATATGGAGATTTTACTAGTGAATATTCTGAAGAAAAACTTCAAAGTATTAGAATTAAAACTAAAAAGTTTGATCCTGAATTTGATCAATATAAAAAAGATGTTATGGAAGATGGCAATATGACTGAAGACCAGTTTAACTTATTCGTAAAAAAAGGTTATGAACAGGATTTAGCCAGCTTTAATGAAATATGTGGTAAAGAAATATTCCATAATATGAAAGTTGACAGTGCTTGGGTTAATAAGTATTTAGATTATTTGTAGGATTTAAAAATTGATAATTGATTAGAGAAATATTGCTTATTACAGTATTTCTCTTTTATTTTGTCCTGAGTAAGACATTAAACTACTCTTTTTGTATGCCCTTATGAGAGGCGAACTCGTATAAAACGTGTGAAAGGATAGAACAATGAAAAGAAAACAATTAGAAGAGCTTGGATTACAAGAAGAGCAGATTAAAAAGATCATGGATTTAAACGGCGAAGACATTCAAAATGCTAAGGATAAAGCAAGTGCTAGCAATGCTGAAATCTTAGAAGAGAATGAAGCTCTTAAGTCCCAGATGAGTGAAAGAGATAAGGATTTAAAGAAGTTGCGCTCTCAAGTCAAAGATAATGAAGACTTGACTAAGCAATTTAATGATTTAAAGAGTAAGTATGACAAGGATACGGCTGACCTTACTCAAAAACTTGCTACTAATCGTTTAAATAGTGCAATTGACCAATCATTAAGCAAAGCTAACGCTCGTAATAATAAGGCTGTTAAAGGTCTTTTGAACATGGACGAAATTAAGCTTGGTGATGATGGTAATTTAACTGGTTTAGACGATCAAATTAAATCTTTGCAGAAATCTGATGGTTATTTATTTGATGAAGGTAGTAAACAAGATTACCAACCAAATAATGGAAAACCCGCTAACGCTGATCCAGTCCAAGCAATGGTTGATATATTTAAAGGAGACAAATAATGGCAATTAATTACGCTGATAAATATCAAAAAGCAGTTATTGATGGTTTTTATCCAGACGTTTTATATTCAAGCGCTTTGTGGCAATCACCATCTAACAAAACAATTAATTTTTTAGATGCAAAACATATTAAAGTTCCACGATTATCAATTTTATCTGGACGTCAAGACCGTGAAAGACGTACTATTACGCAACCAGCAGCCAACTACTCATTAGATTATGATGTTTATGAATTAACCAATGAACGTTACTGGAGTACGCTAGTTGATCCATCAGACATTGATGAAAGTAATCAACTGCTATCAATCGCTAACATTACTAGACAATACAACTTAGATAGTAAAATGCCTGAAAAGGATAGAGAAATGTTTTCTAAGTTGTTCAGTCAACGTCAAGCAGTTAATACTTCCGAGGGATTAGATGAAAATGCTGGTATCCATTCAGAAAGTTTAGACGCAAAAAACGTTTTACACGCTTATGATCAAATGATGCGTAACTTTGACCGTGCAAGAATTCCAGCCCAAGGACGTATCTTGTACGTTGATACTGGCACTTATTACATGCTTAAGGACGCAGAAGCAATTAATAGAACAATTATCGTAAGTGATGCACAAAATATTAACCGTTCTGTACGTTCACTTGATGAAGTTACTATTGTTCCTGTGCCAGAAGATTTGTTCCAAACTAAGTTTGATTTCACTAATGGTTCTAAAACTGTTGATGATGCTAAGCAGATTAAGATGATGCTTATTTTCAACGGTGTTCAAATTTCTCCTGAAAAGTATGATTTCGTTGGACTGTCTGCCCCGGATGCCAAGAGCAAAGGCAAGTGGCTGTATTATGAGGAATCCTATGGTGATGTGTTCATTCTGAACCAGCGGATTGCCGGACTGCGGTTCGTCACCGAGGGAACCGGCGGCTTGTCAGAGTAGGAGGTGCAGCATGGCAGTAGGAAATATGCTTAGAGTATT